GGCAGAAAGAGCTATGCAATTCATGCATAGCCTACGCATTCCAGAAGGGCCGAACGCCGGAAAACCCGTCACCCTGGCACCCTTTCAGCGTCAATTCATCGAAGGCGCTCTGGCTCCCGATACGGCCAATGCTGTGCTGAGCATCGGGCGCGGCAATGGCAAGTCTGCTATCACTGCCGGGCTTGGCCTCGGCGGATTGATCGGCGTCTGGGATCGCCAACCCCGGCGTGAAATCATCGCTGCCGCGCGGACGCGAGATCAAGGCCGGATCATTTGGGATTTTGTAGCTGGCTTCATTGCCAGCCTACCGCTTGAGCTTCAGCGCCATTTCAAATTTCGCCGTGCTCCCCGCCTCGAAATTGAATTCGAGGGTGAGGGGGGAGGCCACATTCTCCGGGTGATCGCGGCGGACGGCAAATCAGCGCTCGGCGGCGCGCCCACTATGGCAATCCTCGATGAGCGCGGCCATTGGGCACTAGATCGCGGGGACGAGCTGGAACACGCGCTCCTGTCTGGTTTGGGCAAGCGCGATGGTCGAGCCTTTTTGATCAGCACCAGTGCCAGCGACGACACCCACCCCTTTTCTCGCTGGATCGACGAACCGTCCCAAGGCACTTTCGTCCAAGAGCATCGCCCAGCCCCAGCTCTGCCGGCCGACGATGAGGAAAGTCTGCTAATTGCCAATCCTGGTGCGCCTCACGGGATAGGCGGCTCGCTTAGATGGCTGCAAGAGCAGGCCAACCGCGCTATCGCCCGAGGCGGGTCGAGCCTTACCACATTTCGTTTGTACAACCGGAATGAACGCGTGTCCGGCGAAACCCGCGATATGTTGATCACCCTGGATGAATGGCTGAGTTGCGAGGTGGCCAGTCTGCCGCCACGCCAAGGCGGTGTCGTGATCGGCATCGATCTCGGCGGCTCTTCCTCGATGTCGGCGGCGGCGTTCTATTGGCCAGAGACCGGGCGGCTTGAATGCCTTGGCACCTTCCCTTCTGCACCGAACCTCTTGGATCGCGGTCAAGCCGATGGCGTGGCCGGTCGCTATGTCGAGATGCAGGAGCGCGGCGAACTTTCGGTGCTGGGAGATAAGACCGTACCCGTCGCCAGTTGGCTTGTCGAAGTGATCCGCCATGTCGCTGATCAGTCAATCTCCGCGATCACCATGGACCGATACAAGCAAGCTGAGCTTGGCGAGGCAATCACTCGGGCAGGCATTCGTGCTCCCTTGGTCTGGCGCGGCCAAGGTTTCCGCGATGGTGGCGAGGATGCCGAGCGCTTTCGCCGCGCCGCTTTTGATGGCCAGATCAAGGTGAAGCCTTCCCTGCTTCTACGGTCCGCCTTCGCCGATACCGTCTGTCTGCGCGATCCGGCCAACAACATCAAAATTGCGAAAGCCCGCTCGAATGGGCGGATCGACGCGGCTGCGGCATCGGTTCTGGCCGTGGCCCAAGGCGCTCGGATCGCAGCTCAACCCCAAAGAAAGGCAAAGCTATGGTTCGCATGACCGCAAGTAATCTGGACCGTCGGGTTCAATTCCGCCGGGCTGTCCTGGTCGATGACGGTTTCCAGACCGTCGAGGAGTGGCACGATCACGGCGAACCCGTCTGGGCCGCGAAACGCGATGTAAGCGATGCCGAGCGTTGGAACGCAGGCCGGGTGCAAGCCACGATCACCACCCGGTTCACAATCCGTTGGAGCGAATTTTCGGCAGACCTTGCCCCGACTGACCGCTTGATTTGCGAAGGCCGGGAATACGAGATTACCGGCATCAAGGAAACGGCCGAGCGTCGCCGGATGCTTGAGCTGAGCTGCACGGCCGAGGTGAGCCAATGACCGTTCGCCGTGATCATCACCGATATTCCAAGCGCGTGACCCGCACGAAGCGTTGGCAGGTGCTGCGGGCCGAGATCCTCGAACGCGACCGCTATCGCTGCCAATCCTGCGGCTGCGGCGGGCGGCTTGAGGTCGACCACATCAAGCCGGTCAGGACGCATCCCGAGTTGTCCTATGAGCCGCGCAATCTCCAGGCGCTCTGCCCGAGCTGCCACACCCGAAAAACACGGATCGAGTGCGGGCACCCCCCGCCCCGAGAAGACCGCCAAGACTGGCGGCAAGCTGTCGAGGCCATGACCGGCACCGGCAAACGAGGCATCAGCAAAAAGGAAACGAAAGATGCTTGATAGTGTGAAGATCGCGCGGCGACAAAGCGAAATCCGCCAAAGCCTGGCCGAACTGGCAGGCAAGGAAACCCCCACAGATGATGAAATCCGCTCGATGGGTGAGCTGGATCAGGAGTATCGCCAGAATGAAACCCGCTACCGCGCGGCCCTGATCGCCGAGGACACCGAACGCCGGGACGCGGGCCAAGAGCTTGAAACCCGCTCGGCGCAGGAATGGGCGGACCTCATGGCCGGTTTCGAGATGCGCCAGGTCGCGTTGTTCCTCGATGAGGGGCGGCAACTGGATGGCCAGACCGCTGAAATCGTGACCGAGCTGCGCGGCAATGGTGGTTTCCGGGGCGTACCGGTTCCTTGGCAGGCGCTCGAAGTCCGGGCCGGTGAAACCGTCTCCGGCGGCACCCCGGACCCGGTGCAAACCCGTCCGATCATTGACCGGCTTTTCCCGGGCAGTGTCGCCTCGCGGATGGGGGCGCAGATGATCAGCATCGACCATGGCGCAGTGGAATGGCCCGTCACCACATCGAGCGTTTCGGCAGGCTGGGCAGATGGCGAAGGGTCCGATGTGGCTGGCCCGACCGCCTATGTGACGGCAGATCGCGCCATGGCCCCGGATCACAACCTGGGTGCAGCATTGGAGCAAGCGGTGCGGCGCGATATGAATGGCGCCATGGGTGCGGCCATGGATCAGGCGGTTTTTCTGGGCACCGGCACGAACGGCCAACCGCTCGGCGTGATCACCGGCGCGGGCACCTACGGGATCGGCTCGACGGCAGTCGATGCGCTGGCAAGCTGGGGCGCTTTTCGCGCCGCCGTGACCCGGTTCATGACCAAGAACGCCGCCGGCTCGCCGGATGCCGTCCGGTCCCTGATCCGCCCCGAACTGTGGGATTACCTGGACGGCGTTCTGATTAACGGCACCGCCGTGTCCGAGTGGGATCGCCTGGTCAGGAACATCCCGGCTGGCAACATCGCCATGACCAACAACGCCCTGCCCGCCCCGAGCGGTACGCCCGCGGCGACCTCGGCACTGTTGACCACCGCGACGGGCGGTGTCGCTCCGATCTTCGTCGGCGCATGGGGGGCAGTGGATATGATCCGCGACCCCTACAGTGACGCGAAATCCGGCGGACTGCGCATCACGGCGCTTGCCACCATGGATGTGACTGTTGCACGGCCGACCCAGCTCGAACTGCTGACCGGCCTCGAACTGGCGGCGGCATAATGCTCTGGGGCGCTCATGTCGGCAGCCTTGAGCTGCGCACCGAAGGCGGGGAAACCCGCCTCCGGGCAACCTTTCCCTATGGCCGGGAAACCGTGCTGGTCGAACGTGTGGGGGCGGGCCGTGAGCGTCGAGAGATGATCGCAGCTCGCGCCTTTGCGGATCGGATCGAGCGCGGGGAGGATGTGCATTTCCTGTCCGGACATGACTTCAACAAACCGCTGGCCTCGCGCTCGGCTGGCACCCTGACCCTGACCGAGACAGATGAAGCCCTGACCATGGAAGCGCGGATCAGCCCGGACATGGGGCAAGTCTCCTATGTTCGGGACTTCCTCAGCGCCCATGCCGCCGGGCTAGTGCGCGGGCTGTCCCCAGGCTTCCGGGTGCGCCCCGGTGGTGAGACAGTCGAGCAACGCGGCAACGCTATCCTGCGCACCGTGAAAGCTGCCGACCTGATCGAGATCAGCGCCGTCACCAAGCCCGCTTATCCGCAAGCCCAGATTGAGGCTCGCAATTGGGCGTTTTTGCCCGAGGTGCGCCGGGCCAACTTTGTCTGTCACGTCAACCGTTGGAGGTAACAATGCTCGGATGGCTCAAAAACAAGCTGCGCCCGATCGAGACCCGATCCAGCGGCACCGGATACACCGCCCAGGTCATGGCCGCGCGTGACAGCTTTATCAGCGGGCGGCGGGGGGTGGCCGAGCTGACCGCCACGGTGCAGAGCTGCATCAGCCTCTGGGAGGGCGGTTTTGCCATGGCCGACGTAACCGGTACGGACATGCTGACACGGCAAAACATGGGCATGATGGCCCGCCAGATCGCTTTGAACGGCGAGGCGGTTTACCTGATCACCGAATTTGGCCTGGTACCTGCCACCGATTGGGAAGTGACCACCCGCAACGGCCAACCTCGCGCCTACCGTCTTTCCCTGCCCGAGGCCGGGGGCGGGCGGACTGTCACCGCGCTTGCGGCTGAAGTGCTGCATCCGCGCATTGGCACGGACAACCTCACGCCATGGATCGGGACCGCCCCGCTGCGTCGGTCGAGCCTGACGGGGGCGCTGTTGCACTCTGTTGAAGCGGCGCTGTCAGAGACATTCGAGAACGCACCGATTGGCTCGTTAATAGTGCCTCTGCCCGACAGTGGATCCGATGACATGGACACGATGCGTTCGGCCTTCAGAGGGCGGCGCGGATCTACATTGGTCGTGGAAGGCGTGGCGCAGGCCACGGCGGCGGGGATGAACCCCCAGATCGGCCAAAAACCGGATCAGCTCTCGCCCGACCTTTCCAAAAGCATGACGGCAGAGACGCTGGCAGCGGCAAGGGAGGGCATCTGCATGGCCTATGGCGTGTTGCCCACTTGGATCAACCGCGCCGCCACTGGCCCGGCGGTAAGAGAAGCGCAACGCCAGCTCGCCGTCTGGACCTTGCAACCCATTGCCGCGTTACTGGCCGAGGAAGCCAGCGCCAAGCTCGGCGCACCTGTCGAGATCGACACCCTTCGCCCGCTTCAAGCGTTCGATGCCGGTGGTCGCGCTCGCGCCCTGTCGGCAATCATAAAAGCGATTGCAGAAGCAAAGTCGGCCGACATTTCGTCGGCCGATCTAGCTGGTGCGTTTCGCATGGTCGATTGGGAGAGATAAGGCAAAGTGTGCCTGGGCCCCCATGGTAGCCCTAAACACTTCGGTTTAGTCGGTGAGTGCCGCAACAACCCCGACAGCGCACGGCCTTCGCGATCCTTAGAGGGCGTGGTGCGCAAACGCGGTTAGAAAATGCCGAGCGCGAATATCTGCATGGCGTTTCCTGTCAGTACAGCAAATAATCCCATCCAAGAGAGTATTGCGAAGACCTTATCTAAAATCCGATCCTTCCTAGTTCCTTCTGAGACCGCCAATATTGAAACACCGCCGGTTGGAATACGAAAAGGTGCTCCAAAGGCAAATAGTAAAAGCACTCCTATCATGCTCGTGGCAATCCCAGTTGCAGCCCAAACTTCTGGTGTCATTTAACTAACCTCACGCCTGCTCCGCCGCCATTCTCTGAAATGAAATGCACACCTGCATTTTCCAGTGCCATCCTAATCTTCTCTCTAGCCGAACTTGAAACGTCTCGTCGTTCTTTTTCAAGGTCTACGATTGTTGAAAGTCCTAGGCCTGCAGCCTTCGCAAGTTCGGGCTGTGTCATTTGAATTAAGGCGCGGGCCGCACGGCATTGAGCTGGTGTCATTATCAATATTTTCTGTTGACGCGGATCACACCCGCATTTATCAATACAAACTGTTGATACCCCTTATAGGATTATTTGACAATGACCAATGAACGCGCCAGCGCGAACACCCCAGTCGTGTCTCGCCGAGCCCTTTGCCTCGCCATTCCTGCCTCTACTGCGACCTTCGCTTCGGCGCGCAGTCCTGAGCTACTAGAAAGCGACCCATTAATTCCACTTTATCTCGAATGGTTATCAGCACGCCGCGAATGGCAACGGCTGTCCGATCTACCGGGGAATGGGAACTGGGATGACCCGAGATCTCTAGCTGCCGAAGCACGAGAAATGGCACTTGAAGATCAGATGCTCAAGCTGAAGCCCACGACACTCGAAGGCGTTGGAGCACTGGCGGCACTTGCATGGGTTTACGTTAACCCCGGCGCGTCAAGCTCCCACGAATTTGAAGAGGAGGCTTTAGGGCATGATTGCCGAACCATCATAGCAATTTGGAAGGCCTGTACAGGTAAGGAGGGCTATCCAGAAATCTAACTAAAGAAAAAATTTGACGCCTGAAGCAACAAAGCGTTACGAATCTCCTCAAGCAATAAGAAAGGTTGACCGTGGAAAAATTCCCTACCGTAGCGGCTTGCGACATCATGAAGATCGACAGGCAACGACTGAATGAAGACATTGCATCGGGTGCTTACCCCTGCGCGCCGCCTGCGAATGGAAGGGTTGGCCGCTGGTGGGATGAAAACGATCTGTGCGCTCTGCGAGTCTATACTTTCTGGGGCGGCATTTACCGGACCAATGCCGGGATAAGAAAGTCTGCTCTGCATAAGAGCGTTCCCGGGATGTATGCCCGCGAGACACTTTCCGCCCTACGTTCCGATCTTAATGGTTCGAACCGCATCGACCTGCCTTTGAATGGCTTCAATGACGATTGGGTCGCCCGAAAAATGGATGATGCTCCGGCGTTCTATGTCCCTATAGGTGGCAAAATGGTTGGATCCCAGATCGCTACCGTCTGCATTTCCCTCGATGGCATTCGTGAACAGGTTCGCCAACTTATCAAAGCCTGGAAAGGTGAAGAAAAGCGCGAAAGCAACATCTCCGGAGACGACTGAACCATGTCGAAACCTGCTGCCCCCTCTATGCCGACTGAACGCCAGGTAAAGCAGGCGTACGAGATCGTGACCGCTCTTGATCCCAAAGCCCGGATCAAAAGCGTGGGGCCGCATGGTGTCCAGTTCGACTATCCCGACAATGCCACTCCTTCGTCGGAGTGGGACAATCAACCGTTTTCGGGGGGCAGAAAATGAAAAAGCCACCTCACCTGAAAAGTCGCCGCCGCCGGAATACGGGTCGCTGGGCGCATTACTACCGCCGTTTTGACCGCACTAAAGGCAGGGAAGTGGAAATCAGCTTGGGCGTTCACGGATTGCATCCGTCCGATCCGAAAGTGTTGGCGGCCTGGGCAGCTGAGCATGCTCGCTGGCAGGATATGCCGCCGGATCTGGAAACCCCAAAGGCAGAGACGTTTGCTTGGGCTTTGGACCTCTATATTTCCGGCAACGACAAGTGGGCAAAATACTCTGACGAAACCAAGAAATCTCGACTGGCCATCTTCGCCCGCTACCGCAAAGCGCAG